TCATGATCTTTTACCTTTCAACATTTCAATATAATGTTTCACAATTTGTGTTGCTTCGTCATCAGTACTGATTATTACATCTTCACTAACTTCTATACCTAACTCTTTTCGATCAAAACAAGTTTGATCTTTCGTTGATTGTTTATAAACCTTACGGTTTAAAACGTCCCATCTTAAAGCTTTACGATAAATTAATTCATGTGTGATTCTATTTTCAAAAGTTAGATAAATAGGATCATAAGCACTTCTACTTGGTGCAATTTCAATATAACGATATTTACTCATTTTTAGTTTCCTCTTTCTCTCTGTCGCTGATAATTAAAGGGTTGTTACCAACCCTTAATTACAGCCTTATTGATTAAATAAACGGTTAAATATTTGATACACCAAATAAAGTGACTACCCTTTTATTTTCGTCCAATTTGTAACCTGTAAATTCTACATCATAAGTCTTGTTTTCTTCTAATACAGGACGATAAGCTTTTTTATCTTTAACGAGTGATACGAGTGTATGCTTACCCCCCTTTTCACTGATTAGATAAAGATTGCCTTTCTTTGATTTCTTACAAACAACTTGTTTTGTCATAAGTTTAACTCCTATGTTTAGCAGTCTGACTGACTGTACTAACCTCTTTTCGATTAATTATGAATAATTAATATTTCATTGAATCGATATTTTTCACTTTGTGAAATCGTGATTGTTGCAACAGGTAGAGTATAGAGGGAGGTTGTACACTCTACCTAAGCAACTGTGATTTTATGGATCATCACAAACCATATTTAACACTCAAAAGGGAGTGGTGTTACTAATCTTTTCTATCAGCAAGAATCATTATATATTGATTATTAACTTGGTATACTAATTGTGAACCTTTATGTGTAATTTTAAAATTATCTAAAGGTAATGATAGAATATCTTTATAATCTAAACATTTAAAAGTTTGTTCTAGTAAATCTTTAGCAAACAAGAATTCTGATCCTTGATTAATTTGATAATAAACTTCGTTATCATGAATAACTTTATCAATACTATTAACATCAGTTAGTGAATCTTGTTTCGGTAATATCATATCGATATTAGGGTATGAACTAGGATTTAATGTCATAGTATTTGTATCAATATTAAAAGAAGATTCTACTTTTAAACTTTGCGTTTCAATAATTAAACTATAAGCATTTGTAACAATAATACGGTTTTTTTCATAATGTAAACATTGAAGTATAGGACGGTTTTTTTGACATTTAACCAAACTCTTAACAGCTTGAATATTCATTTTTATTTTCTCCTTATGTCAGGTCTCTTGCAACATTTTAATTGCATAATCTAATTTATCTGATGGTTTCATTTATTACTTTCCACCTCATAGCGTTTGTAATCTCCGTTTGGTTGTTTCTTGTAGATTGCAGTAATAAATTTATGTGTTTTTTCAATACTAAGTCCATGTAAGTGGTTAATATATCGTTTAAAGTATTTATCACTAATGGTAATAATAGAATGAATAGGTGTTTCAACCCATTTTTCGCCTGTGGTTGCCTCTTTATGATAAGTACATTCCACCAAATCGCCAACCTCAACTAAATCTAATATGTTGTTTGATGACTTAACAAATTTTCTACATAAATTTTCAGTATCGCCATTTTCAATACGTTTGATAATTCTATATATCAATTCATCTTCTTTAATACTTTCTTGGTCGTAAATAATTTCGTTGTCTAATAATACATATCTTTCTAACTTCATCTTTCTCTCTCCTTTAAATATTCTTTAATCGCTTGACATTCTAATATTTGTTTTTCAACCTTGACACCTTTATAGTATCATAACGATTAAACATTGTCAACAAAAATATTGAAAAAAGTATAAAAATAAAAAGTACCCTTTAGGGTACAATTTAAATAATCTGTAGTTACTGCTTGGTTTTGTTACCAAAACCCTTGCAGGTTGTATCTAATTTTATTCTAAAATTAAATACTCTGTGTCATAATACTGATAATACATAGATAATTTAAGTTTGGTGACTTCAATCGGTTCATAGTCATAACGATAAACTTTACAGGTTGTTGCCTCAAATAAATCTTTATAAATATGTTCCATTTCAAAACTATTTAAAGCTTGTGACCGTACTCTGATATCAATATCGTGAAAGTATTGTCCAGTACCCAGTAATAAAATATCACGTTTACGCAGTTGTGAAAAGAATGTTTGTAATCTTCTATTGTTATTTTTAAAGAAATCAAGTGAGTTTAAATAAAGTTGTATTTCATCAACTAACATAATAGAATGATTAAAATAATTAGGGTCGTCATCTAATTGATCTAAGATTGATATTTTATCTTCATCACCTGCTTTGTTTTTATCAAAAGTAATGAATTGATATTCGCCAACATTAAATAGNGGTGTGTTAGAAAATATTTTTTTATGAGGATATTCAAGGTGTTCATCAACTAAGTGTTTAACCATCAGTAATGTTTTACCACTACCTTGTTTACCGTTTGCGAAGAAAAAACCTTTCACCTGAATATATCCTTTGACCCTTTTTGTTGTGGTTGCATTTCAAACATATCTCTACGCTGTACAGCTTGTATGAGTTCTTGACGTCCTTTACCTTGGATTGAGATTTGTAATTCTAACATCAGTTCACCAATAGACTTACTAAAATTATCATCTTTAAATGTTTTACTGAATAAAAAGAGTTTTACAATCTTTGATATTTGATCAAACTTGATTCTTGAATTAGATTTAATCTTCTTTTGATCCAGTAATTCATTGATTACCATTTTTGAGATTTCATCAGTTTGAGGATCGTTATTAATCACTTGTTGATAGGTTTGATCTTCTTCGTTTAATCCAGTCATTTTACTAAGGTTTGTTTTTTCAATCGGTTTGATTTCATTTTTAGGCAACAGTACCACCGCCTAATAAATTATATAATAGATAAAGGATTGCTAATAATTGAATCACACTAATAAATACTAAAACCATAATGAGATCAAACTTCTTTGGTTGCATACTCTTAAACGCTTCTGAGATATGTTTTGATTTGATCGCTGTTTTAAATAAATTAGCGTCATACTTAGATTCAAAATCAATCGGATTAATACTTTCACACGCTTTTGAAGTTGTGATGATTGATACATAACCTTTACAATTATAAATATGTTTAGGGTTTATTTTGATTGAATCATAATCGAAATCTTGTTTTTTGTAATATTTAATTGATTCCGTCATATCTTCGTTATAAGTAACTAAACGTATATATTTATATTTATTAAAATAGTTACGTTTAAAAACAAGATAAACAACAATACCAATAATTAAAATACTTGCTAAGATAATCCATAGTGTTAAAGTCATTAAAAGTCACCTTCCTTATCACCACTAAATAATAACACTCCATGTGCTAAAAGCATAATGACTGATAATAATATAATGAACATATTGTCAATTTCAATAATCGGTATAAACCATAATAAGACCTGCTAAAGCAATCAACCATTTAATATTAAAGAATAATCCGAAACCAATAATTAAAATATAAATGATTAAAGCAATATAGAGTAACATGTTAGTTTCCATAGAACACCGCCAAAGCTAGAGTACCATCAAATAAGGAAAACATATTTAAAGCACTATTGATATTAAGAAAAGCAAGTAAAGCCATGGATATGGTATAAAGAGCAATTAAAATACCAATAGATAATAAACCACTTAAATTCATTTTAAAGGTTAGATAAATTAAGATAAAAATAACAAAGAGTGTGATACAAGTCGGTATAATAGCAAGATCAATACCGATTAAAGTACTAAAGTTATCGATTGTTGATCCAATATCTAACATTTTAATCGCCTCTATTTTTTTTAGCGTAAATAGTAACAAAACCACCTAATAATATAATAATGATAATAGCAGGAACAATCCATGTTCCAAAGTCTGACATAAAGTTAGTCATACCGGCATTGACATTTGTTGCACCACCAACCGTAACACCTGCTTTATAATCGTGAGAATCTGCTAATATAAAACCATTAATTGTAGACCCATAATCATATAAATCATTTTGACCGTCTTCATATCCGTCAATAAGACCTACATCATAACCGTCATAATAACCTTGTGAGTATGTTCCGGTACCAACTAAAATACCGTCATCATAACCCTCATCATAACCTGCACTATTAGCAAGTGAACTATAATAAGCTATTGATTTAGTTAAAATATTAATAGCACTATCATAAATAACATAAGCGTATGTTTCAACAAACGTTTTAACATCAGCCATACTTGAAGATTGAAAACATAAAACGTATGGTTCATCAAATAATTGATCATTGTTAATTTCAAATAAGTGTGGGTTAATATCGAAAGTCTGAACAGGGATCCAGTTATCTTCGGTGTAGAATCTGTAAATTTGAATTGATTGAGTAAGCCAATCGGTGACTTCTAGATCATCAAAGTACGCACCTGCTAAGATAGCAAAATCATCTTCGATCAGTGGTGTACTATCTAACCATGCTATCGTATATTGTGTTTCCGTTAAACCACTAACTTTAATATAATTAGCATAACCAGTACCGCTACTATCTAACTCATATTCATCTAAAAAAGGTGCTACGTTACTTGCATTAAGACCAACTGCATAATCAATAGCGTAACTTTCTTGAGTAAAAATCAGAATGGTTGCTATAAATAAGGTTAAAACAATAAATAGTTTTTTCATACATTCAAAAGGGGGGTGATTTCCATAGTTTTTAAAACCTGTAGACCGCTTG